CTGTGTATCCATATGGACACTCAACATGGCTTCACGCTCGTGGGCAAGCTTCTGGATCCTACTCAAAAGCAGGATTAAAGCAGCTAAAGTATACTGTCCCCTCTGTAAGAGTGGACTTAAAACGTATACTCCGATTGAAGATGAAGGATAGGAAAGACTTGGTTCAAGTCTTGAATTCTTTAACACTTGCATGGCTAACCATTTGGCCAGCGTCTCAACATAATCTAGAATATAACCCAGCGAATCGCAAGGCTATGACCGGATTAAGAGATTTACATGCTTGGATACTAAGAACCTACCCTGTAGACCGTTCATTGGTCGTTAAGAATTTAAAACTATTTGCCGCTTGGCTTAGATATTTAAGTTCTCCATCTCAATTCGAAGACCACCCAAAATTATGCTATAATTTTCCTTTTTTCGAAAATGGAAAGTTTAAGCCTAGTCTTTTCTTTCGCGGTTCTATATCTGCGAAAGCCTCTAGCAGTCGGAATCTTCTGACTTTTTCTCGCTTCGCGAGAGCTACACCCCCAGGTGGGGATGATGAGGCTGAAAAGGCTGTCCTCGATCACTTCAAAATCTATACTAGTGAATTTCAAGCACCAGACAATATTGTCAAAAGCTTAAATGAATTCATTCGTAATGATTTACACGAAGAACAATTTGAAGGAATAGATGCTGTCGGATTCGAGGCATCTGCTTCTTCTTGCTATGAAAGAGGAATAAAGGAAGGTGGTATGCGCTCAGAAATTAAATCTGTTGCATGGCATAGAAGTGGTGGTAGAAATTTCTCCACCGTTGATCAAGTTGCTACGCGGAAGTCCGCGATAGCAGATGCGATCATTGAAGATTTATGGCCGGATGCCCCTTGTTGGGATATACACAAGTATAAGTTCCCTAGGATTATTAACCCTAGTAACAAGATAATTTGTGTTCCTGATAGAGGTGGCTTTAAAGTCAGAGTTGTTTCTACTTCTTCTGCCAAGATACAGTCTTTGGCACACGTTGTGCGAGGTGTATTATACCGAACAGTTCTTACCGCGATTCCTACAAAGTGGGCTATTATGCCGGACGGAGTGGAAAAGTGGTTTGATCAGTTACCCAAAGTCGATTGGACTAAGGGCGACTCTGCTAAGTATTATGCACCGTGGGTCATGATGTCATCTGACCTAAAAAGTGCGACTGATTTCCTGCCTTTTAACGTTGTTGAAGGCGCGAACGACACAATGGAATCGATTATGACTCAACGACAATCTAACAACCCAAATTGGGCTGCTTGGAGAAGTCTATCGGGTCCTCAAAAGTTGGAGTATACCAACTATATGAGATCGACATGCATTACTTCGTTCAGAGGAAACCTTATGGGGACTGCACCGAGCTGGTTTCATCTAAATTTGTATAATTATACTCTATTTAGATTAGCTTGGGCCCTTACAAAGATTGTCTTTTCTGAGCATTGCTTCTATAAGCTGCTTATTCTTCTCAACTCTCAGAGGATTCTCAAAGAGGAGGAAGAATGTAGGATTAGATCTAATGTCAATTTCATGATTTATCTTTTTCAGGAAAATTCTAGATCAAGATTATCAAGAACTATAATAGACAAACACTTTAACGAGTTATGCGCTATTATGGGTGACGATTTAGCGGCCATTTGTCCCTTAGTAACCTCTAGGCTATACAAGTATTTACTTGAGCTTACTGGTGGAAAAACCTCTGAAGGTAAGCACTATGTGCAACTTTTCGAGGAGGGATCTTTTCTTCTTATAGGAGAAAAGTTGGCAGTCGTGCAGTCAGGTACTGTCAAGTATTTACATGTCGGATCTCTAAGGGCATTTGCCAATGTGAGATCCTCATATGATACTAAAGACAGAAAGAATGAATGGGCCCAAATTGGAACCATCCTGACTACAGCGACCTTAGAAATGGATCCTCATTTGAGATCACCATTACTATCGATGGCTTTTATAACGTCAAGTGACATTAGACTAAGAATGATAAAATATGGTTTGCCCGTTTACTTCCCAGAAGAACTAGGAGGTTTGGGCTGGCCACATCCAAAAGGGTTCGAGTATGCTATACAAAGAACTCC